CGCCGCGCTCCTCGCCGCCATCGGCGCGGCCCTGGGGCTCAAGCATCGCGCGGAGCCCGACCCCGCCTAACCCAAGGAACCACCGCATGATCCAGAAGATACTGGGATGGCGGTGGCTGCCGCACGTCCTGACCGGGCTTGCGGTGGTCGCCCTCGTCGTCCTCGCCAAGGTCGCGCTCCACCAGCGCGACGAGGCGCGAAAGCTGGCGGAGAGCCGTCAGCAGACCATCACGCAGCTCGAAGGCCGCATCCGCTCGGACGCCGACCTGATCAAGCAGCGCGACACCCTCATCGCCGCCCAGAACGCGGGGATCGAGGCGATCTCGAAGCAGCGGGCCGAGGACCGCGTGATCTACCTCAAGCAGTACGCCGCCGCCGATGAGCGGGCTCGCGATCACGACGATCGCGCGGCCCAGATCATGGCGCTCCCCAATGACCAGATCGACGAGCTGGCCCAGTGCCGAGCCTCGCGCACCCTCCTCGAACAGGAACTGACGCAATGACCCTTCCCGTCGTCGCGGCTCCCAAGGGCCGCATGACCGAGGCCGAGGCGATCCAGGCCGGTCGCTCGGCATCCAAGCTGCGCGATCTTCGCGAGCTTCGCAGCATCCGCGAGAACGGCCAGCACCGCACCCCCGGCCAGATCAAGCTGGCTGGCCTCGACCACCTGGCTCTCGCCCTCTCGAACGAGGAGGTCGACGCCGTGATCGCGCTGCTGATCGAGCGGCACTCGACTTTCCTGGCCAGCCTCGACGTCGAGCTGGAGGAGCCCGCCCGATGACCGCGGTTGCCGTCGAAGCGGCCCCGCAGCCGCCCAAGCTGTTCCTGCTGGCGCTCCTGCTGCTCTTCGCCGTGTGCTTCCTGCTCCCCGGCTGCGCCTCCAACCGCATCCCGCCGCAGGCAGCCCCGGCTGTCGAGGTGAAGGTGCCCGTGCCGGTGGCCTGCGAGATCGAGCAGGTGCCGGTGCCGAGCTACCCGGCAGCGCAGGCCCGCAAGGGCATGAACATCTGGGACCTGACCAAGATCGTCACGGCCGACCGGCAGGTCCGCATGGCCGAGAACGAGCGGCTGCGCGCCGCCACCAACAATCCCTGTCCAGCCCAGAAGGGCTGACCAACCACTGGAGCAACCCATGAACCGTTACCTGACCCCTGCGGCTCTGGCCGCGACGACCCTGCTGGCTGCCTGCGGTGAGCAGGCCGATCCGTGCCTCGGCGCGACCGACGTGAAGCAGTGCGAGGCGACCCGCGCGGCGACCGGCGGCAACAACGACGCGCTGCTCTATGGCGTCGGCGGTTACCTACTGGGCTCGATGAACAGCGGCGGCGGCTCGACCCACACCCGCACCATCGAGCGCCACTATTACAGCTCGCCGCGCTCGCCCGTCACGACGCCGAGCCGCAGCGTGTCGAGCTACAGCTTCCGCTCGACGCCGAGCTACAGCTCCTTCCGCAGCACCCCGAGCTACTCCTTCCGCAGCTCGTCGGTCAGCTTCCGGGGCCGCTAATGCAGTCCCGCGTGGACAGCTTCATGGAGGCGGTGACGAACACCCTGATCGGGCTCGTCATCTCCACCGTGGCGAACTTCTTCGTGATCCCCATGGTCCTCGGCGTCCGCATGACGCCCGGCCAGAACATCGCCCTGGCGGCGATCTTCACGGTGATCTCGATTGGTCGCTCCTACGCGCTCCGGCGGGCCTTCAATGGGCGCTCCGCATGGGAGGCGCTCAAGGGCCGGATCGCCTGAGCCGGACCCTGCTGCTCGACGCCGACATCGTTGCGTACCGGTGTTCGGCGTCGAACGAGCAGCGCATCGACTGGGGCGACGGGGTGCGTTCCACGGCAGCGGACTTCCGCGCCGCGAAGCGCGCCGCTCGCGACTTCATCGACGCTCTCGTTGAGGACCTCGACGCGGACGGGGTGATCGTCTGCCTGTCGGACGACTTCGACAACTTCCGCAAGGGGATCTACCCCGCCTACAAGTCGAACCGGGTGTCGGTCGAGCGACCGCAGCACCTGTACGACCTCAAGGAGTGGCTCGGCCAGAAGTACGACACCCGGATCATCGCCCGCCTGGAAGCGGACGACGTGATGGGCATCCTGGCCACCGAGCCCCACAAGGGCGAGCGCATCATGGTCTCTGCCGACAAGGACATGCAGACCATCCCGGCGCTCCTGTACAACCCCAACAAGGACCACCTGGGCGTCCGCTCGATCTCCCCCGAGGAGGCGGAGCGGTTCATGCTCTGGCAGGCGATCTGTGGGGACCAGACCGACGGATACCCCGGCTGCCCCGGCAGCGGTCCCGCAGCGGCCGATAAGCTGCTCGCCGGGATCGGGTGGGAGTCCTACGTCCACGCCTTCAAGAGCGGGCCCCGGAAGGGCCTCGAAGAGGTGCGCTGGCGTGAGGTCGACAAGGGCTGCCGGTGGGCGGCCATCGTGTCCGCTTACGAGAAGGCGGGCCTGACGGAGGCCGATGCGGTCACGCAGGTAAATCTGGCGCGCATCCTCAAGCATGGGGACTTCGACGGCAAGCGCCCGATCCTCTGGAGGCCTAGGGCCGATTAACCCTCACCCTCGGAGAAGAGAAACCTTCTGACGGTTCTCGTCTCTGTCTCCTCCTTTGGCACCTTCAAGGGGCCGCTCGCGCACGGACTGGGCATCCCCGGTCGCCGCGCTTGAGCGGCCCCTGTTTTTTCACGCGGAGCCCCATGAAGTTTCCAGACTCTGCCACCGCCCTGGTGGACGAGCTGGACCGCCTCGTCCCCGAGCGCGTCCCAGAGGCGGGCGACTCGATGGAGGCGATCCAGCGCTACGCGGGCAAGCGCGAGCTTGTCCTGTTCCTCCAGCACTGGCGCGATCAGATGCGCCGCGACGTCGAGCGCAAGCCGCGAGGCCGTCGCTGATGTGCGTCGTCAAGACCCCGAAGGTCACGCAGTCGTCGACCACGACCAAGACGCCTGACCCAGCCATCATTCGCAACCCGTATCTCGACGGGCTCGATCCGGTTTCCAAAGCTCTGCGGACGGGACGCTCCAGCCTCCGCATTGAGCGAGCGGGGAGCGGGGCCGCTTCGGTGGCTCCCCCCGCTACCGCCCCAGCACCCTTAGCCTCCGCCCCGGCGGTCGACCCGACCTCCGGCCTGCCGAGGATGTCGGCCGTTCCGGCCGGGGGTGCAGTGGCTGGCGCAAGGATCAGCCGGTCGCGGGTCGCCCAGTAAGGACCCCGATCATTGGCAGATAAGTCCAGCGAGAAGCTGGTTGCTACCGCGAAGCAGCGGTACACCCAGCTCTCGACCTCGCGGCAGTCCGCCCTTGAGCGGGCCCGCAGCAACTCGAAGCTGACCATTCCGGGGCTCGTCCCCGAGGACGGCCAGGACAGCAACTCCACCTTCGACCAGCCCTACCAGTCGCTCGGCGCGCGGTGCATCAACAACCTCGCGTCCTGGCTGCTGGTGACGCTGTTCCCGCCCGACCAGCACTTCGCCCGCCTGTCCGTCCATGAGGACACCGCGAAGGAGCTGGGCTCCAACCTCACGACGGTCAAAGAGGCCCTCAACCGGATCAGCTCCAAGGCCCACCTGCTGGTGGAGACCTCGGCGTCCCGCCCGGTGTTCATGGAGGTCCTCCGGCACCTGATCGTCGCCGGTAACGCGCTGCTCTACTTCCCGCTCGACGGCGGGCCTCCGCGCATGTTCCGCCTCGACCAGTTCGTGGTGCTGCGCGACGAACGCGGCGGGCTCCTCGAAGCCGTCGTCTATGAGCGCGTCTACCCCTCGACCCTGGACGAGGCCACCATCGCGGCCTGCAAGGTCCAGCTGGAGAAGGGCAAGGAGAACGACAAGCTCGTCGATCTCTACACCCACATCAAGCGCGTCGGTGACGACGTGGTCCACTATCAGGAGATCAACGGGATCATCGTCCCCGGCTCCGAGGGCAAGGCCCCCGCTGACAGCGCGGGCTGGATGGCCCTCCGCTGGCAGGCGATCCCCGGCAGCGACTACGGCCGAGCCCACGTCTCGGAATACGTCGGCGACCTGATGTCCCTGGAGGACCTCAACAAGGCGATCATCCAGTTCGCCGCCGTAGCCTCGCGGATCGTCCACATCGTCGACCCCAACGCGATGATCGACGTCGAGGAGCTGAACAACGCCGAGACCGGCGATTACGTCACCGGCTACGTCGACAAGATCAAGGCGCTCCAGCTCGACAAGACGATGGACTTCTCGGTCGCCTCGCAGGTTGCCGAGCGCATCGAGCTGCGGCTCTCCCACGCCTTCATGCTCCAGTCGGGCACCGTTCGGAACGCCGAGCGTGTCACGGCCGAGGAGATCAGGGCGATGGCCCAGGAACTCGAGAACGTGCTTGGCGGCGTCTACACGGTGCTGTCGGCCGAGTTCCAGCTGCCGCTGATCCGCCGCATCCTGTGGGTCCTGATCCGCAACGGCGAAGCGCCGGAGCTGCCCAAGACAGTCCAGCCGACCATCGTCACCGGCTTCGAGGCCCTCGGCCGCAACCACGCCGCGAACAAGCTGCGGATGTGGATGCAGGACATGACGAACATCTACGGCCCGCAGACGGTCGCCTCGATCACTGACCCCTCGGAGGTCGGGAAGAGGTTCGCCGACAGCTACGGGATCGAGGACGTCGAGAGCCTCATCAAGGGTGCCGATCAGGTCGCCCAGGAGAGGCAGGCTGACATGGCCAACCAAGCCGCCCTGGCTGCTGCCCCGCAGATCGCGAAGGGCGCTGCCGACGCAATGAACGCCGCCCCGGAGCAAGGCGCGGCCCCAACCCCTGACCAAGGAATGATGCAATGACGACCAAGGCGAAGGCTCCGGCCGAAACCGCCGCCGCTCCGGAAGCTCCGAAGAGCGGGATCGAAGTCCTGTCGAACAACAAGCTCGAGATCGTCGACAACACCGTCGAGAAGCCGGTGGAAGTGAAGCCCGTCGAGACCGAGAGCTATGAGCTGCTCAACGGTCTGGTGCAGGTGAACTACATCTAACCATGTCTACCGAGACGACGGCGCAGGGTGCCTCCACGCAGGAGGCCCCGGCGCTCACCCCGCAGGAGCAGGCTTCTGTCGAGGTCGGCCAGCGCGGCTTCTCCGAGCCGACCAACGTCAACCAGCTCCCCCCGAGCGGCCCGCAGCGCCCCGAGTACGTCCCCGAGAAGTTCTGGAAGGACGGCAAGGTGGACGTCGAGGCGATGGCCCGCAGCTATGGTGAGCTGGAGAAGAAGTTCTCCGCCGCTCCCCAGCAGGAGCAGCAGCCGGAAGGCCAGCAGGCCCCCGAAGCCACCGTGCAGGCCGACGGCAAGATCGAGAAGCTGCAGGCCCAGCAGGAGCAGCAGCAGGCCCCCGCGAACGCCGCTCTGGCGGAAGCGATGGAGCTGGCCCGCACCGAGTGGGCGAACTCGCAGGCGGTGACGGACGAGACCGTCGCGAAGCTCGAAGCCGCAGGCATCCCGAAGGAAGTGTTCGGGCTCTACCTCAAGGGCCTCGAAGCGGTCACCAAGCAGGCCATGGCCGAAATCCACGGCTTCACGGGTGGCGAGCAGAACTACACCGCGATGGCGAACTGGGCTGCCCAGGCTCTCTCCGACGAGGAGCTGGAGGCGTACAACAGCGCCCTCGACAATCCGCAGCTCCGCGAGAACGCCGTGCGTGGCCTCTATGCCCGCTATCAGGCGGCTCGCCCCTCCGAAGGAAAGCTCATCACTCCTGCCGGTACTCCGTCGAGCGCCGGGGACGTCTACACCGACCGCAGTCAGCTGATCGCGGATCAGAAGGACCCCCGCTACGCGACCGACGCATCGTTCCGCCAGCAGGTGGTCGAGAAGCTCGCCCGCTCCCAGCGCGCCGGTTTCTCGCTCGTCCAGCGGCCGATGTTCGAGCGCGAGGTGTTCTCGCGCGGCTAATTCGCCGGAGCGCGACCATGGGGATCGACCGATCATCATCCCCGTGGGGCGCTCCCGCACCCCCTCCCTGGCCGATCACCGGGAGGTCATCCACCACTCCCCGCGAGACCCCGTGAACGCCCTCGGGCCCCCGGCAAGGGGATAACCCGACAACTGGCAACGGACTTGAGGCGAGCGGTTGCAGCAACCCCAAGTAACCCTCAAGCAACAAGGAAACAGTGGCGAACTCCATTCCGTCGCGTCCCGGCCAGGACCAGCTGGCTGGTGATCCGCGCGCGCTGAACCTCGACCTCTTCGGTGGCGAGGTTATCACCGCGTTTGAAACGCAGACCCTGATGCGCGACAAGCATCAGACCAAGACCCTGTCGAAGGGCAAGAGCTTCAAGTTCCCCGCCATCTGGCGCGCGAATGGCGGCTACCACACGCCGGGTGTTGAGATCACCGGCCGTCAGATTCCCCACACCGAGATCACGGTCGAGCCGGACGACAAGCTCGTCTCGGACGTGTTCGTGGCGGACATCGACGAGCTGCTGAACCACTACGACGTGCGTCAGCCGTACACGACCGAGCTGGGCTCGTTCCTGGCCCGCCACTACGACGCCAACGTCATGCGGACGATCATCCTCGCGGCCCGCGCGGGTGCGCTGTTCGCTGGCGACCAGGGCGGCACCGGCATCCAGAGCGCCGACTTCGCGACGAGCGCCACCGCACTGATCGACGGCTTCTCGGCCGCGAAGCAGGCGATGGACGAGAAGGACGTGCCGGTGAACAGCCAGCCGATCCACGGCCTGCTCAAGCCCGCGCAGTGGTACATGGTCGCCCGCAGCGACAAGAACCTGAACCGCGACACCAACGGTGGCACGGCGGACATCCGCAAGATGACGCTGACGACCATCGACGAGATCGCGATCCACAAGTCGAACCTTGCGCCGTTCGGCGAGGACAGCACCACGGGTGCGTTCGTCGACCAGAACGACAGCAAGTTCATCCCGGCCGTCTATCGCGGCAAGTTCGGGACGACCGTGGGTGCGGTCTGGACGCCGATGGCTGCTTGCTCGGCCATTGTGCAGGACGTCGGCTTCAACATCGTCGACCAGCCGGAGAAGCAGGGCACCCTGCTGATCGCGCGCATGATGGTCGGCACCCGCAAGCTCCGCAGCAAGTGCGCTGTCGAGCTGCGGACGGGCGATGTCCCGGCCTAAGCCAACCCAAAGGGGGGCCCTTCCGGGGGCTCCCCTATTTTTTCACGGCTTTAGCCAATCCCAGGGGAACAGCAGCAAGGTCCAAATCAGGACCGTGAGGCCGAGTAGGATCGCATTGGCTCTCCGAGAGAGTTTGAACGGCTCAAGTGGACGATCTCTCGGGGTGTAGGGAACCTCCTCCGGGTCCATCCCGAGCTTACTAGCCTTGCGTCGCTGGTGCCGCATCGAGCTGCGCGTTCGTGGAGCTTGGCCAGTCGTCTCCACGATGTTCGCCTGAATGATCGCCCACAGGACGATCAGCACGAAGATCAGCACCACCACCATCGAAACCCCCAAGTCGCGGAGGCGAAGCCCCGCTGCTGGAGCTTATCCCATGCCTATGATCGAAGTAATGACGGAGTTGGAGGCCGTCAACGAGATGCTCATGAGCATCGGACAGGCCCCAGTCTCCACCTTGGAGGTGTCTGGCATCAAGGATGTCAACATCGCCAAGGCCGAACTGCTCAAGGTCTCCCGCCGCGTCCAAGCGCGCGGCTGGAACTGGAACACCGACGACAACTACCGGCTCGCTCCGAATGCCCAAGGCATCATCCTGATCCCCTCGGGTGCCCTCCGGATCGACTATTCGGACAGCTCGCGCAACCTCGTCGAGCGCCGTCACGACACCGGCCGAGCCCTGTACGACCGCGACAACCAGACGTTCGTGTTCGACGGCCCGGTCACCTGCAAGATCGTCTGGGGGTTTGCCTTCGAGGACCTCCCCGAGACGGCCCGCAACTACATCGCGACCTCGGCTGGACGGAAGTTCCAGAGCCGCGTGATCGGCTCCCCGATCCTCGACCGCTACGGCGAGGAGGACGAGATGAAAGCGTGGATGCTGCTTGAGCGCGAGGAGCGCGCGAGCCGCGACACGAACCTCTTCCGGACCAACGCCAGCCTCGCGAACTTCTTCAACCGGAGGTACTGATTGAGCCTGCGTTCGAGGGTCCTCCCGGCCCTCTACAACGGCGTCTCCCAGCAGCCGCCGATCCTCCGGTCGCCTGACCAGACCGAGGATGAACTGAACACCTGGGCCAGCCTAGCCGACGGCGTCGGTAAGCGGCCCCCCTCGGAGCTGGTCGCGCAGCTGTCGGCCACGATCTCCGAGAACGCCTTCATCCACCACATCAACCGCGACACGACCGAGCGCTACATCGTCGTCATCGACGGCGGGATGCTCCGCGTGTTCGACCACGTGACCGGTGAGCAGAAGGGCGTCAGCTTCCCCGGCGGCTACAGCTACCTCGAAGGTGGCCGTTTCCGCGCGGTGACGGTCGCCGACTGCACCTTCATCGTGAACATCGACCGGGCGGCCCGCCTCAAGGACACCATCGACGATCCCGCGTCGGACCCTGAGTATTTCCGCTGGCTGAACCGCCAAGCGGCTCTGTCGAACGCTCCGGGCTGGGCGGCGGGGATCGTGAAGAAGCTGGGCTCGCAGCTCCAGTACACCCCGGCTCCCGGCACGGCGAACTACCGTGGCGAGGTGGCGAGCGTCGAGAAGCTGCCCGAGACGGCCAACAACGGTGATATGTACAAGATCACCGGCTCGGTGGAGAGCGGCTTCGTCTCCTATTACGTCCGCCGCAACGGCGCGGTGTGGGACGAGACCCGCGCGAACGGCCTCAAGAACAACATCGACGGCACCTCCATGCCGCACTGTTTGGTGCGCGAGGAGGACGGGACGTTCACCTTCGCGCCGTTCAGCTGGGCTCCCCGGCGTGTCGGCGACGAGAACACCAACCCGGCCCCGACCTTCATCGGCCGTCCGATCCGCGACGTGTTCTTCTACCAGAACCGGCTCGGCCTGCTGGTCGACGAGAACGTCGTGTTCAGCTGCGCAGGCGACTTCGGCAACTTCTGGCGGAACACCGTCCTCGACTACATCGCGTCCGACGTGATCGACGTGGCGGTGACGACCACCCAAGTCTCGCTCCTCAACTATGCGCTGCCGTTCAACGACGGCATCATGGCGTTCGCGGATCAGACGCAGTTCTCGATCACGAACGGCGAGGACGGCCTGACGCCCAGCTCAGTGGCGATCTCCCCCGTCACCCGATACGAGGTCAACACGGCGGTTCGGCCGGTCACCATCGGCACCGAGGTCTACTTCTGCGGCGACCAAGGGGGCTCGACGGTAGTCTGGGAGTACACCCGGATCGACGATGGCGACAGCCTCACGGCAGCCGAGATCACCGCCCACGTCCCCAGCCTGATCCCCGCCGGGATCAAGAAGCTGGTCGCGGCGAGCAACCTCAAGGCGATCTTCGCGCTGACCGGCGGTCGCGACGTCTATGCCTACCAGTTCTACTGGAACGGCAATGAGAAGGTGCAGAGCGCATGGCGCAAGTGGACCTTCGGCGGCGACGTTGTCGGCGGCGAGTTCCTCGACGGCTACCTGTACCTGATCGTGAAGCGGTGGGGCGGCGTCTACCTTGAGCGCATCCATCTGGAGGCGAACGCGCGGCCCGCCGAGCAGAACCATCAGATCTACCTCGACGCGCGCACCAAGGTGGTCGGCACGTACAACCCGGTGTTCGACCGGACGACGTTCGTGCTGCCCTATGCGCCCGACCAAGCCCGGTTCCAGCTGATCCGGACGAAGGCCCATCCGTCGCGGCCGGGATCGCTGATCGACCCGGCGCAGTACGTCTGGGACTCCCCCACGCGCATGTCGGTCCCCGGCAACGAGGGCGGCGAGGTGACTGCCGGTGACGCCTACCAGATGCGCCTGGTGTTATCCCGCCAGTTCCCGCTGGACTACCAGCAGAGGCCCCTGACGAGCGGGCGGCTCCAGCTGCGGACCTTCACGGTCTACTTCACGGACACCGCGTTCTTCCGCACCGAGGTCTCGCCCTACGGGGCGGCTGTGGCCCCGTCGGTGGAGGAGATCGTCCCCGCGAAGCTGGCCGACTTCACCGGCAAGGTGATCGGCAACGCGGAACTGAAGCTGAACCGCCCCGCCTTCCACACCGGGAGCTACTCCTTCCAAGTCTACGGGGACGCCTCGCTGGTGACCGTCGCGCTGTCCAACGACACGCACGTCGCCTCGACCTTCGTGTCGGCCGAGTGGGAGGGCTTCTACTTCAACCGAGCGAGCTGATGATCCAAGTCCACGACCTCCGCTACGTCGCGCCCGATGTGGCGGAGACGTGGCTGGAGACCATCGCCGCCAACCTGCGGCAGAGCGACGTCGAAGAGGTGAAGGCCTCCTCGGCGTTGCCGCCCAGAGACGCGCTGTTCGCGAGCCACGCGCTCTCGACGCACGCCTACGTGGTCCACTCCCAAGAGGGAGGGCCAATCGCCGTCTTTGGAGCGGCCCCGCATCCCCTTCCCGGCGTCGGGATCGTATGGATGCTCGGCACCGACGGCATCCGGGGGGAGGCCTACAGCATCGCGAAGCAGACCCGTCCGTATCTGGACGAGCTGAACGCT